TCATGCATGGTCGGCACCCCCCGCCTTTCCGGCCTGAAAAGCCTCCATCAAACTGTCAACGTGGTCGTCCACGAGCCGCCTGCATCCATTCAGCAAATGGATGACGGCCCAGAGTGTCAGGTCATCAAGGCCATCACGGTTCACGGCGCTCGCTACATCCACCACGATCAGGTACTCGTCAGAGAGCCTCGAAAAATAGCCGCTGACGTGGTCGGAGAGGCTCTCTTCTGCTTCGTTATAGGCCCCGTCAACAAGCTGAGAAAGCCGTTCCACCAGAGCCAGCACTCCAAAGGCTGCACTGCTGTCCATGTAGTCGATCTGGGCCGCGAGGATGTGCTGCGCGGCTTGATGAATCCCGCCGACCTCGCTGATGACTGCTCGCCATGCCGGGATGGAGTAGGGCACTTCCGAACCGGCGGCTGCATCTGAAGTGCAAGGCTCGATGTTCGGAGAAAGCGACAAGTCAATGCTCAGTCGGTCCAGGTTGTTATCGCTTTCATCAACTATCTCGCAGACGCTGATGATGCTTGGGGAATGGATGTCTACCTCCATGCCCTTCGCCAGGGATGCGGCTCCTCGCAGGAGGGCACATGTTTGGGCAGTCTCGCCTCGTGCGTCTTCGCAGGCCGCTCCCGTGAGCGGTGCGGACTGCAAGTATTCGACCGATCTACCCACCCCACCCGCCGCCATGTCCAGCAGAAGCCCAACATCCGTCTCCATGGGGCCAATGAAGTTGGCAATCTGTGTGATGGTTGCCCGGGCCCCCTGCAGGTCGCCCCGAATGGCCTCCAAGAGGCTCAGAGAGGTGCTGGGCTTTGTAGCCGCACCGGTCTTTTTGGCGGTCTTGGCCGTCTTCTTGAGAGTTGGCGTAGCTACGGCGCTCATGGTCAGATGCCTCCTTCAAACGCGCGCTGCAGCTCTTTGAGAGGGCGCGATTCGGGGCGGCCTTCTCCATGCAGCGCGGCGGCGTGGAAAACGATCTCGGACAACGCAATGATCCTGGCCATGATGCCGTTCGTCATCGGGTGATCTTCCGTCGCGAGCTGCCTGTTGACGATCTGCATAGCCTCAGCGAGCTTCTGGATCTCGTAGGCGGCTTGCCGCGCAAGCTCAATGCATTTGGCTTCATCCGCAGTGCTGGCCGCCTGGCTGGTGCGCAGGGCCTCGGGAACTGCTTGGCGCGACGACGGGTGATGGGGAGGCTGGTGCTGACCTGCACGAATTCCCGCTGCCATAGCCTCGTACGGTTCTATTTCGACGTTGTAGCCCGCGGAAGCTGTGTCGAGCGACTGGAGAACTGCTTCCAGTTGCGTGATTGCTGCGCCCGGGGGAGAGGACTCACGCTCTAGAGCGATTGCACCGGCGACGAACGAGCAGGCCCGGTACAGTCCCGCGTATGCCCCTTGAGGCAGTTCTTCCAGCGCCTCGGCCGCAGCGTGCAGAAGCTCGATGCCGTCGCCGCGCAGGTCATCACAGCGGGTTTCGTAGATGGCCACTACCTGATCACGCAGCGTGGCAGCGACAAACTGCTCGTCCGAGGTTGGCTTCGCGCCCTTGTCCTCCGGCGCAACTGATGCCAGGGCGGGGAAGGGGGCGGCCTTCGTCTTCGGTGGGGCCTTGTTTGCGCGCACGGGCGCCTCTGCTGTAGCATTCAACATGTTCTGGTTCCTTGTAAGGGTTCTGGATCAAGAAGCCCCTGAGCGCTCTGACCTGCTCGGGGTGCCTCGGGCAAAGGCCGGCAGCTACCTGCTGGCCTTATGCTTTTCTGGGGGCGCTGTTGCGTTGTTCATTAGATTGATCCTATTGCGTCAGGTGGGTCAAAACACCCTCGAAAAGCACGCAAAAACGTGACGTTTCGAAGAAAGTTGGTCCGAGGACACGGCTTTGCCCATAGGTTACGCAGCTTTGTGCTCTCGCAAAGTTGATTCCATCGAATTTCATTGCGGGCTTTTCTGCTGCGGTTGATGGTCTGCCTGGCGGCTCCGCTCCAGGCGCATTGCGATTTCTGCTGACACCGAACGGAAGTTTTCTTTTGCCTGCGTCTCGATGTAGTCGCGCAGCGCTGGCTGGAGGCGAACCCCGATGGGTGGCGTTTGTGGTTTAGTACTCATAGAATCAATCCCTCTCGCGTTATGCGTTTTAGAACTGTATGCGAATGATAGTACTTGGTTAGTACTTGTCAATAACAATTTATGCTTTTCAAGGTTTGTAATGTCTGAAGGACTTGGTCGCCGCATAGCTGAAGCGCGGCAAAGGGCCGGCTTGTCGCAAACAGACCTCGGCCTGAAAACAGGCATCGCGCAAACTCAGATCAGCAGGTATGAGAGTGGACGGGCAGTCCCCCGGCGCACTGCAATGGGCCGATTGGCCGAAGCTCTCGGCGTCAACTTTGAGTGGTTGATGCAAGGAGAGGTCACTCCTTGGCCTGCGCCCATCACCATGCAAGTCAGGCTGCCGGGCAGCGAAAGTCCATCCGAAGAACTTGTCATACCTCCGCCCTGTGTGGATTTCGTGCGAAGAGTGGCCGAGACCCTTGGCGGCTCGGTGTCCGATGCCATCGTGGAAATCATCAAGCGATACATGGTTGAAATTACCTTTGCGCCCAGCGGGCACCCAAAAATTCCGCACTTGGGCGCACTCGTCACTGAGTACACGGACTTGGAGCTTAGAGTCGAAGACTTGGCGGCGGAGCTTGCTGCTTTGAAGAAGGAGGCTGCTAGCGTCATGAAGTCACCATCCGAGCTGACCCCAAGTCAGCCGAAAACCCCAAGCCCTGACCCCACTACGAAGCTTTCGTAGTGCCCAGCCGTGGTGGAAATCGCCATACCCATCACTCCACCACCTCAAGTCGCGGTAGCGCGCGCACTTCGTCCACCGTCATCACATCCTCGACCTGGCCCCGCGCAGCAGCATGCAAGTCGCACAGCTTCGCCAGTGCACGCAGGGCCTTGCGTTCCACTTGCTTCGCCCGGGTGACTGCTGCCTCGGCATCACGCACGACGGGCCACCATGGCGAGGACAAGCCCCCCAGGCATTTGCCTTCCTTGCTCAACTGACGCAGATGGCGGCCAGCCGCGAGGCGTGTTTTCTGAGAGATCCGCCAGCGCTGGGCAGCGGCGGCAATCTCAATCAAGAGACGGTCGCTCACTTGGTAAGCCCAGGCTCATCGTGCAGAGCGGTTGGCCAGCGTTGCGAATCGATGGCGCTATGTGCGAGAGCGCAGCGGCGGCTGTGTTCTTCGGGGCCCGCCTGCAGCAGGACGGTGGCGTCGGTGGGTTGCATGAATCACTCCTTAAGCACATCGAAAGCAGTGCGAAGTGAAATTACACACCATGTGAATTGTTTGTGTCAACGATTTGTGAAAATTTGTGTGAATTTTTCACGTGCCGCCGTACACTACCCCTCACGCCTAATCCGGGTGGGCAAGAAAAAACCGCCTCAAGGGCGGCTGGGAAGGGATCGTGAGTGACAGAGCAAACCTCAGTCTGAGACCAGGGGCGACCTTTTCGGTTTGTCAGGGTGACGCGGACGATTGCGAGCCTGTGACCATCAAGCAAGTGACCGACACCCACGTGCTCTTGGAGAGCCGCAGCGACCTCAACGGGTGGAGGCCGCGCGAGTTGGTTGAAGGCGCTATAGCTGAGGCCAACGAGCAGCGATCTCCTCACACGCCGCAGTGATCTCTGTCATCCTCTTGGTCGTACTCTTCGGCGCTGACACGGTCGCATTCCTGAAGACATCTACGCAGAGGCAGTGGGCGTGAGAAGGTTCTGTGCCATCAGGGCCATGGATTTCCAGCCAGTGTCGCAAGAGCGTAGAAACATACTCCGAGCCAGATTTCGTCAGCGCCGAGTCGGGATTTTTGATGAAGTGAAACTTGAGAGCGCCTGTGTATTTCTTACCGCGCTTTTCGTAGCTCAATAGGAAATCAGGTCGGATACTGATATCGACTCCCGCAATTGCCAACTTGGCCGCGTTTTGTTCACCCTGTTGATATTCAACGCCGTCCTGGGAGGGCAGAAGGTCCGACATTTCAAGCAGTTTTTCCAGAGCATCCGCGGTATTCCAGCGGTCATCAATCGCCCACTCTGTGCCGCTCTTGTCATCGCGCAGCTTCTTGATGGCGGTTTGCAACGCCGCTTCGTTTCTTCCGTTTGTCAGAAATTGGTTGATCGGATCGTGAGCGAGTCGATAACGAGCGACGATTGGCGCATTCGGGTATTTCTGATCCTGCAGTATGCGGCGCCGTCGTGCGGGGTTGGCGCTCACCAAAAGTTCAGCTAATTTGTTGACCGATATTTTTGCCATTACTGCCTCCAAGCTTTGGCACGCCGATCCTTCCGGCATTCCCTCACATCCACCAGCGTTTTGAACCGGTGGTCCTCTCGCGTGATCCACTGCATATTGCTGGGCCTGTCGGCCCCACCGCCACATAGCGCAATCACGTGATCTACATGCCAGCCAGGGCAAGCGCCACGTGTGCGGTCGGTGGCGGGGCAGGGGTGTTCTGCCCGGAATGCCCGCACCTTGGTGCGGTCTCGCGTAATTTTTGCTTCGACTGGCTGACTGATCAGAAGCGTCAACGCGGCGAATAGTAGGATCAGGACACTGAACGGAGATCTCAATCTTCGTCGTCGCTGTCGATTTGAGGGCTGTAGTTGTAGCTGCTTCCCGAGTAGTAATTCCCTCGACTATCAACCCCGCTGTTGAATGTTGTGCCGCCTATTTGCTGCGATGTTCCGGACCAGCTGTTGCCATTTGCGGCCGTTCCATTGTGGAAGGTTGTATTGCCGATGGTCTGGCTTGTTTGGCTCCAACTGCTGCCGTTTGCGGCGTTGTTCCCATTCACAAAAGTTGTATTCCCGATGCGCTGAACGTTGTAGCTGTTCCCATTGTTGTCCGTGCAGTAGGTATAGCTTCCGGATCCAACACAGTTCGCGCTCGACAGTACGGGTGCCGCAAGTAGTGCGACCGCAAGTGCAAATTTCATCATTTCGCGCTTCCTTATATCGGCGGCAAGAAGCCAGGCCGCTCGGCTGGCTTATCCGTCTTCCCACTTTCCCAATACCGTTCCCAGGATGTTGAAGCTCTCCCGGATGGGCTCATGGGAAGGGTTCAGTGGCTGCAGCCACTGGCGACCGTCCTCGTTTTTGAAGACCTTGAAGGTAACTTCATCAGTGCCATCAAGGCACGCCACCACGCGGTCGCCGTTGACCGGGTTACGCTTTTCGGGGTCAACAAAGATGTAGGCGCCCTCAGGATAGGTGCGCGTATTTCCATGAGGTGAAGTCATGGAGTCGCCGCGCACTTGGAGGGCAAACGTCCTGTTGCTATGGCTGACTGGGCAATCCATCCATCTGTCTACCTGGTCTGGTAGGTGGGGATCTGCTGCCTGGCACCACTGACTGGCCTGTACCCAGGAAATCAGCGGCACTTTGCTCAGCAGTTCTGGGCCTCGGGCGACGTTGGTGAGCCCTGTGAAAAGGGCATCCAGTGGAATTCCAAGTGCAACTGCCACATCAAGGTGACGCTCAGCGGGCATGCCTCGCTTCTTCCAGTTGGACACATCGGCTGATGTAGCGCCCACCAACTCTCCAAGAGCAGTCTGGGTCAGCCCCTTCTTTTTTGCGAGAGCCAGGGCAATGTCAATGGGGCGTGAGTGCATGGGACCAAGAGTACACAAGTTGTGATAATTGCGTTTCACAAAAAGTTGACTTAAATGTTCACATCGTGTGAAATGACGGGACTATGCAAATCCTTAAGCAAGCGGTTGACGCCCGAACCCTCAAAGTTGCCGCAGACCTTCTGTCCGTCACGCCCCAACGTCTGAGCAATTGGATGGAGCGTGGCGTGCCGGTAGGCAAGTGCGCTGCTGTGGAAGCAGCTCTCGGCGTTTCGCGCAAGGCGCTGCGTCCCAACGATTGGCAATTCATCTGGCCAGAGCTGCTCGACGGAGTTGGCGCCGAGGTGGTCACTCTGGAGCCCGCCCATGGCTGATGCCACCGCTATCACGCCTTTCGCTGAATCACTTTCGGACGCTTTTCTCAGGTCGGCCGGTTTTGATCCCCGGCTTTCACCACTTTCGCCAGACGCTGGAAGCCCACCACCAGTGCCTGCTGAAACTCCAGCTCTTCCGGTGTCGCCCCAATGTCCTTGCGGCGCACAACCGCGTCCTCGTAGTAGTGGGGCACCTCTGCAATGTCCAGGATGCCCTTCTCGTGAAGAGCAACCACCAGAGGCGTGATCGTGGCAAAGAGTTGTTCGCTTGTTATCTGCATGTCTGCCCCTTCCGGTGATGGTTGTGTGAGAGCTGCCATTTTGAGCCGGAAGAGGGCGGGCACCCGTCCCCATCACAGCTCCCCCCGCCGCCAGCGCGGCATGCGCTTCATCTCTCCTCTGTCGACCAGCTTGGTCTGTGTCGCCTTGCCACGCAGCAGCAGCGAGCCGCTTTGCCATGCCATCTCAATGGTGGAAGTGGCGAGCAGCCGTGTGCGCACGCCCGTGGTTGGGTCGATGTTGGTGGACAGCGCCGTTCGGCTGCTGGAGTGGAAGGGAGCGGTGGGTGCATTCATTTCGATGGTCTTGTTGTGCTGCGATTCAGCGATGCACCGATCGTCTTTTTTTTGGCCTGAAAAGGCACCCCTTTTGACCCATAACGTTTATGGAGCCATCAATGAAGCTCTTCTATGACGACGAGTTTGACGCAATAGCCACAGCGATTGGCAATAGCGGCAAGCCCTTTAAGGACGTGGCTTCCCACATGTTCCCGGACATGAAAGTGGAGAGCGCCTATGCCCGGCTGAAAGCCTGCTGCAACCCGACCGGGGACCAGCGGTTGACGTTCGGCCAGGTGTTGCGCTTGATGGCGTTTTGCGAGTGCTACGACCCGCTCTATCACGCCTGCGATGACACCCTGCACGCCCGGCCGGACCGCAAAGCCCCGGAGGATGAAGCCGTGAAGCTGGTGGAGGTCATCAACAACGCTGCCCAGACGATGAATCGCGCCATGCGTGCGATGGAGCAGCTCAAGGCCCGTGGTGGCATCAGGGCGGTGGCATGACAGAACCGACAGTTGAAGAGCTGCGCCGCCAGCTCGCAGTTGCTCAGGCTGAGGTGGCCAGGCTGACCGAGGCCTTGCAACGCGCCGAGTGGCTGCGGGATTTTGATGGGGCCCCGGCATGAGCGAAAAAAACACGGCAGACGAAGCCGCTTTCATCGCGGATCTCAATGCCACGTTCCCAGGCTGCAGTGCGAGATCGTTGCGCCAGTGGAGCGGCAACCCCGCCTACATCGGCGCTGTTGTTGGCGGCGAGGCTGATGTCATTGACGGCGAGCCCATCGCGCCTTACGTCTTCCAAGACTCGGCAGAGTACGACGGCTGGGTGCACGGTGCTTTTGCCGCCTGGGTCTCCCTGCGCGGCTGGTACGTCGAGGTTTACGAACCAGGCACCCTTTGGGTGGTGCCCATTTCCCGGAGCATGCACCCTGATGCTTGATCTTGACCTGATCCGCATTGATGGCGGCACCCAGTCGCGCGAGAAGATCGATGAATCCGTGGTGGCTGAGTACGCCGAAGCCTTCAAGGCTGGCGTGCAGTTCCCTCCGGTGATCGTGTTCTTCGATGGGGTAGACCGCTGGCTGGCTGACGGCTTTCACCGCTACTTCGGCGCCAAGGCCGCGGGCCTGACCAAGATCTTCGAGGAGGTCATTCCGGGCACGAAGCTGGATGCCCAGCTCTACAGCTTCGGCGCGAATCCGAGCCACGGACTGCGCCGGTCACGAGCAGACAAGCAGAGAGCTATCCGTGGCGCGCTGAGCCATCCCGTTTCCAAGTCCTGGAGCGACACGCAGATTGCGAAGCACTGCCATGTTTCGGACAAGACAGTAGCCGCTGCCCGGGCGGCTATCTCCGGAAATTCCGAAGATGTGAGGTCGCCCCAGCGCACCGTAACTCGTAACGGCACGACCTACCAGCAGAACACGGCCAACATTGGCCGCACGAAAGTGGACGCGGCGCGCAAGGCTGCTGGGCGCAGCCTTGCTGAACTATCGACTGACGAGTTGCAGCAGTGCAGAGAAGCGGTTAATCGCACCCTGACGGTTGATGCAAACCACGCCGCGACCCAAGCGGCGCCGCCGCCAGCCGCCCAGGCTGTGCCTGCCGAACCGGAATACACCGAACTGGACGCCGCGCGCGATCAGATCGCCGACCTGCAGGCCTCGCTCGCGTTGGCCAACATGGGTGACGTGCTCGAAGCCGACCGAACCCAGGCCGCTGAGTTGATCGAGCAGCTGCAGGGAGAGGTGAAAGGGCTCAGCGCGCAGCTTCGCGCCGTCACCAACAGCCGCGATTTCCTCATGCAAGAGAACACGCAGATGAAGCAGCAACTGGCGTCCCTGCGCCGCGAAATCGACCGCCTCAAGGATAGGAGTGCCCATGTCTGTTGAGCTGCGTGAATATCAGACGGAAAGCGTTGTCGGCCTTCGCCAGGGGTTCGTGGCAAAGCACTTCCGCCAAATATTGGCACTGCCCACTGGTGGCGGGAAGAGCCGCGTCATGGAACACATGATTCAAGGCGTCATCGCTAAGGGCAAGCGGATCATGTTCGTGTGTGAGCGCCGGGTGCTGGTAAAGCAGTTCAGCGCGCATTTGGAGCGTGCAGGAGTGGACCACGGCATTTTGATGGCGAATCACTGGCGAAACCGTCCGCATTGCCAGGTGCAGATCGCCAGTGCTCAGACGATTGAGCGCATGGAGTCGCTGCCGAAGGTGGATCTGGTATTCATCGATGAGGTGCATGCTTGCCTGCGCAAGAGCATCGTGAACATGATGGTCCGACAGCCGACTCTACGGGTGATTGGCGCGACGGCCACGCCGTTCCACCCTGCTATTGGCTCGTACTTCACCAACGTCGTGAGCACGGTCACGATGGCCGAGCTGGTCCGGGACAAACACCTCGTTCCGTTCCGAGTGTTTGTGGCCCGCGAGATCGACACCAGCGGAATCCCCGTGGTGGCTGGCGAGTGGAAGAAGGACGAGCTTGAACAGCGCGGGCGTTTGATTGTCGGCGACGTGGTTTCTGACTATGTGCGGATTTCGCACGAGGTCTTCGGCGAGTACCGCAAAACGATCTGTTTCAGCTGCGGGGTTGAGCACGGCGCCGAACTGGCCCACCGCTTTAACGAGGCAGGCATCAACGCGGTGCAGATCAGTTCCAAAGATGAGGACGACTACCGCGACCAAGTGCTGGAGGAATTTTCACGCCCCGACACCGATATCAAGGTGGTGATCTCGGTCGCCATCTTGAGTCGCGGTTTTGATCAGACTGATGTGGAGCACGTGATCTTGGCTCGGCCGCTGAAAAAGTCGTTTTCAGAACACGTTCAGATGGTTGGGCGCGGCGCACGTATCCATGATGGCAAGAGCCTCTGTGTGATCCAGGACAACAGTGGCAACTGGCTGCGCTTCCAGGACGACTGGGACCAGCTATATCACCATGGTGTCACTGCCTTGGGCCCTGGAACGGAGACCAAACCCAAAAAGGAACCTTCCGAAGCGCAGAAAGTAGCCTCTAAATGCCCGAAGTGTTCAGCGCTGTGGCCGCCGAAGACCGATACCTGCACCCATTGCGGACATGTACGCGTGCGCGGCAGCGACGTGCAAGCTGTGGCTGGAGAAATGGTCGAGGTGGACGGGAGCACAACGAGCAAGGCCGACAAGTACACAGCTGAATACAAGCGATCGTTCTATGCCCAGTTGCTGGGACACGCGTTGGACAAGGGGCACAACCCGGGCAGTGCATACCACCGCTACATCGAGAAATTCGGTGTGGGCCCGGCTGGTCCCAAGCCAGAGCCCGAGCCAATGGGTGAAGAGGTGCGCAGGTGGCTGGTCAGCCGCAACATCCGGCGCGCGAAGGGGAGGGCTGTCGCAGCATGACCGACCGCATCCGCGACGCACTGCAGTACCTGGACCACGACGACCGCGAGGTTTGGATCATGGCGGGCATGGCCATCAAGGACGAACTAGGAGAGGATGGCTTTGACATCTGGGACACATGGAGCCAACGCTCCGACGCCTACGAGGGCAGGGCCGCCCGCGCATCCTGGCGCAGCTTCCGAGGATCCGGGGTCACCATCGGCTCGGTGTTTCACGAGGCTATGGCAGCTGGCTGGCGACCCGCAGATGATGGCACCTACACCGCTCCCACCGAAGCGCAGCTTCAGGCCGTGCAGCAGGCCCGCGATGCTCGCTTAGCCGCAGAGAAAAAGCAGCGAGCACAAGATCAAGACCGGGCCGCTCGCAAGGCAGAGTGGATCCTGAGTCAATGTAAGCACGAACGCCACGCCTACCTGCACCAGAAGGGGTGGCCACAGATGACTGGCAGCGTCTGGTGGCCAGCTCAAGAGCAGAACCTGCTTTGCATCCCCATGCGCGTTGGGCGTGACCTCGTAGGGGTGCAATTGATTGATCGTCGCGGCGAGAAGAAGTACCTGAAGGGGCAGCGCACGAGCGGCGCCGAATACTGCATCAGCAACCCTGGCCACGGTGCCCTGGACTGGTGGGTTGAGGGCTATGCGACGGGTCTCAGCCTGCGCGACTGTCTGCACGCGTTGCGCATGCGCTACCGCATCCACATCTGCTTCAGCGCCGGGAACCTTAAGCGCATGGCCACCGTGGGCGTCGTGGTGGCCGATAACGACGTGAAGAAGACCGGCGAGGCGGCGGCCCATGCCACGGGTTTGCCGTACTTCATGCCGCCCCCCGGCGACCTGAACGACATGCACAAGGCGCAAGGCCTCTTCCGCACCTCGCAGGCGCTGCGCAAGTGGCTTTCCAGCGTTCAGACGCGACAGGAGGCTGCTGTGTAGCCCATATCCATGCAAGCCATGCCAGCGGCTCGATACGCGGGGGCATGGGCCAAGAACTCGGCTACCCGGATTGTGCAAAGCCGAAACGTGGGTGGAATACCTAGAGCGTGCGCAGGGTCCTGATGCAGGGGCTGTAAGTCTGGGTTACCCGTGGGGCGCATCAGCCACTACGGGGCGTTTGAAGCGGGGCTAACTGCCGGAGCTGGAACGTACCCCACGAGCCCAGGCTTTCCCCTGGGTTAGGGGTGGTATGCGTCATCACAGGGTCTTCAACCAAAGCTGATACCTGTCTTCAGGTAACTCTTCCTGGATGACATGGGATGAATTGGTTTGATGCGAGCAGCGTCTCATTTGAGAGGTGACCATGAAAGTAGACGAAATCGAATTTGAGTGCCGGAAAACCGATGTGGCCGGGTTGGTTGCCACGGACGGTTTTTCGTTCGCGACGGTCGGCGCTTCGAGCGAGTTGCCGCAGCCAGTCGAGCAAGTGCCGTCCTTGTGCGACCTCCTGGACGCCGCAGCGCTCGCTTGTTCGCATTGGAAGGACAGCCCAGGGGCGGTCAAAGCAATGACGGCCGACTGCATAGCCATACCTCCTCACCAGCGAGCGGACCTGATCCAGTATTTCAAGGAGACCTACCGATGAGCACGACAACAGCCGAAGTCAAACCGAAGGTAGAGACGCGGACCCTGATCTGGGACGCATTGGAGAGCCTGCGCGCGAGTGCGCAAGTTGCTACTCGTCAACGCTTGGCGAACGTCACGGGCCTGAAGCTGGTGACTGTGGACGATCACCTGAAAAGCATGGTGGAAGACGGCCTGCTGCGCCGCCCCGTGAACGGCGTGGTGGAGATCATCGACCCGATGCCAGAGCCTCGCTCCGTTTCCGTGACCCTGATGCCGGGCGGGCTGAGCAAGGTGGAAGTCGGGGATATCTGCCTGGAGCTGTGGCCGCAGGAGCGGCGCTTGCTGGGGTCGCTGCTGCAGGGAGATGCAAGCCAACTCAGCAACATCTTGGCGGGCGAGCAGATCAACACGCTCGTGGGCCAGGTGTGGGGCGAGCTGAGGCAGTTGAAGCGGGACTTGGGAGGTTGACCATGACGAATCGAGTGAACTGGACGCCTGAAGCCATTGCCCTACTGGGGACGGCGCCCGACACAGAGGTCGCACACACCTTGGGGTGCGATGTCAGCACCGTATGGCGCAAGCGCAATCACTCCGGGATTCCCCGGTATGGTGGGCGGAGCCCTGAAGAACTTGCACTGCTTGGGACGATGCCAGATGCGCAACTGGCAAAGCGGTGGGGAGTCAAGCGTGATAGCGTGGGCTATCTGCGTAGGAGCCGTGGAGTGGTGGTGTGTAGGGCCATGAGTTTATTGACAGCAGAGAACCGCGCCCTCCTTGGCACCATGCCGGACACGCAGCTCGCTAACATTCTTGGCGTATCTGCTGACACCGTGAGGAATGCGCGAATTAGTGCTGGCATTCCAGCATTCAGAACCTGGCCGTCGGAATGGATCGCCTTGCTGGGCACTGCGCCGGACAGCCAGATCGCAAAGCGAATCGGGAAGACGTCATCGACGGTGTCGTCTATGCGGTACTTCCTCGGGATCAAGGCCTATCAAGCTCCAGTGTTGTGGACACCTGAGCGGATTGCTTTGCTCGGCACGGACACTGATGCGCAGGTTGCTCTTTCTCTCGGGGTCGGGGTGCATTCCGTTCGTGACGAGCGAAACCGACGCGGCATTCAACCCTTCGGTCGGTTGCGTCGATTGCCACCGGAGCGGGAAAAGCAGTTGGGGACCATGCCGGACGGTGAGCTCGCAGTCGAGTGGGGCTGCGCCGCTGCGGCAGTTTCCTCCTTGCGGCGCATTCGAAAGATCCCAAGCTTCCAGACGCAAAAGCCTTGGACGCCTGAGGAGATGGCATTGCTTGGCACCATGTCGGATGCGGCCGTGGCGCAGCGCGTGGGGCGCAGCAAGGGGGCAGTAACCGCGATGAGGCGGGCCCGTGGGGTATCCAGCGCCAGCCAGTCGCTCCCCCACCCGCACCTTGAGGATATCCAGCGTGAGTACACCACCACGAGCGCGCCCACCACTGAGATTGCGGCGAGGTATGGCGTGGATACCCACTTCATCACCAACAGGGCGGGGAAGCGCGGGTGGCAGCGGCCAACAAGCTGAGCATTCAGGTGTCGCAGAACCTCAAATCGCTGCGGAGTGAATTGGGCGGTTGAAACTCTGCCCGCATTTTCTGTACGGGCAGCGTACCTGTCATGGCGGCAACTTCAGCCTATATCGTGCTGCCGAAGGCGGGCGGGAAGTTCGGATTTAACTGAGAGGATCGGAAATCTACATGCAGAACAAAATTGAAGACGTCCGGCATGGTGACAGCACCCCCTTGCCAGTATGTAGGACCGGAAAGAATGTTGTTCATCACCAGGGTCATTGGCGAGGAAGTCCTGCGCTTGAATCCCGGAGAGTTGTAGTAGGCAAGTGCTTCCTTTGCCAATCGATCTTCTTCTGGCTTTGAGCGGACAACGATCCATCCTGAGCTATTGAGCAGCTGAGCATACCGTTCGGCTGCCGCCAGCACCGAAGAACCGATCACATTGAGCGCTTGGCACATCGCGTACAGCGAATCTATTCCTATCGATGTCTGGAAATTTTCAATTTTTGCCAGAGAGCTTGCGCTTTTGGACAGGTAATCAGCCAATTGTGCTTGGTGAATTCTTTTCTCTATACGAGTTTCCTTGAGAATGATAGCAACGATCGTTTCTATGCTTGTGATGAGGTTTGATTCGGCTGTGCTTGTGTTGGAATTCATGATTTCTAAAATGGAAATTGAAATTGAATTCTAGTGGATTAAAAAACTTGTTGCAAGCGCTTGTGTCGGTGGGTCGTGGGTTGGATAGGGAATGGGTCATCGCTCAGAAGGCCCCCAGTAGGGTTTCCGCATTCCACGCGCACACGGGACCATCCCGTGTAAATGGAAACAGGCAACCGCGAGAACTCCAGTTCAGTACCCAGCGCCAAGAAGGGCAGCACTGCTGCGCCCGTGAAGGTCATCGACTGGGCTGGGGTTGAGAAGGCCTACTGCGGCACTCGCCAATCCACACGCGATATTGGCAAGGCATTCGGTATCTCGCACACCATGGTGGCCAAGCACGCCGCCGCCAAAGGCTGGGTCCGGCCTTCCAAGGACCAGATTCCAAATCCGCCCCCCAGAAAGGGCACGGCTGAACTGGAGCCACGCCAGGAGCGATTCGTTCAGGAGTACCTGATCGACCTCAACGGCACCCAGGCATACATGCGAGCCGAGCCGGGGACGACCGAGAAGAGCGCTCGCACCCTGGCATCCCGCATGTTGGCAAAGGTCAACGTGCAGAAAAGGATAGCGGCCGAGCGTTCAAAGACAGCGGCAAAGCTCGAACTGACCCGCGAGCGCGTCCTGGCTGAGTACACCAAGCTGGCTTTCTTCGACATGCGCCAGGCGTACCACGACAGCGGTGCACTGAAGCTGCCCCACGAACTTGACGAAGACACCGCAGCCGCGATTGCTGGGTATGAGACCGTGGAGATGGATGGCGGGGGCAAGGATGCGCCGCCCCTGCAAGTCCGCAAGGTGAAGTGGGCTGACAAGCGCGCGGCCCTCGACAGCATCATGAAGGCCCAGGGCTGGAACAAGTCCGATGTGGGAACTGCTGAGAACCCTCTGGTGATTCGCGACATGACCGACGCCGAGCGCGCAGTTCGGATGTCCGCGATCCTGCAGGCCAACCCTACGCTGGTCACCGCTTTGGCCGCCCTGATGGCTGGAGGTGCGCAGCCATGAAGCTGGCCGTGCCCACCACCGAGCAGATCCTTGCGTCTTTCAAGGGCATGACGCCCGAGATGCGCGCGGCGGTGGACTCCTTCCTCATGGTGGCTGACCCTGCTATCTGGGTCCCGCAGGCCGGGCCTCAGTCGGCGGCCTACCACTGCCAGGCAGACATCGTGTTTTACGGGGGCAGCGCTGGCGGGGGCAAAACTGAATTGCTGCTGGGCCTGAGCCTGACCGAGCAGGAGCACAGCATCATCTTCCGTCGCGAGGCTGTGCAGCTCATCGGTATCGAAGAGCGCATGACCAAGATCCTTGGCTCACGCGCGGGATACAACTCCCAGGACGGTATCTGGCGGCTGCCAGGCGGCAAGGTGCTGGAGCTGGGAAGTGTGAAAGAGCCCGGTGACTGGGTGAAGTATCAAGGTCGCCCCCACGATGCCAAATTTTTCGATGAAATCTGCCACTTCACGGAGATGCAGTTCCGCACCTTGATCGGCTGGATGCGGACCGACAACCCTAACGTGCGCCAGCGCGTGGTGGCTGCTGGCAACCCCCCGACCACGGCAGAGGGCGAGTGGGTCAAGCGCTTCTGGGCCGCCTGGCTGGATCCCCAGCACCCGAACCCAGCCAAGCCCGGAGAGCTGCGCTGGTACGTCACAAACGAGCGTGGTGAGGATCAAGAGGTCCCCGGGCCTGAGCCAGTGATGGTTGGCGCCGAGCTGATGACGCCCAAGAGCCGCACATTCATCCCGTCCAGCGTGGATGACAACCTGTTCCTGACCACCACCGGCTACAAGGCCACGCTGCAGGCCCTGCCTGAGCCATTGCGCTCCCAGATGCTGCGCGGCGACTTCAATGCTGGCTCGACCGATCCAGTCTGGCAGCTGATTCCCACCGAGTGGGTGAAGGCTGCTCAGGCTCGATGGAAGGACCGCGACACCAAGGGCCTTATGACGGCCATCGGATTCGACCCTTCGCGTGGTGGCCAGGACAAGTCGTCGGCTGCCCGCCGTCACGGCCAGTGGTTCGACAAGATCGTGACGGAACCTGGCGTTGTGACCAAGGACGGCCCCACCGCAGCAGGCTTCATTGCTCCGCTGATCCGCGACGGCGCGGTGGTTTGCATCGACAGCATCGGCATCGGTTCCAGCGCATTGGACTTCATCAAGGGACTGGGCCTGCATGTCCACCCGGTGGTGGGCTCCGAGGGCAGCGCCCTGATGGAAAAGTCTGGGCAAATGCGCTTCCGCAACAAGCGCGCGGAGATGTATTGGCTGCTGCGCGAAGCGCTGGACCCCACCAACCCCGACCCCATTGCACTGCCGCCCGACCAGGAACTGCTGGGCGACCTCACGGCCCCCCGATACAAGGTGGTGACCATGGGGCGCAGCGCCGCCATCCTGATCAGCAGCAAGGACGACATCCGCCTGGTGCTGGGCCGCAGCCCGGACAAAGGCGACTCCGTGGCCATGACCTTCGCGGCCGACATCCCCAAACCCGAGCCCAAGCCCCGGGCCAAGAGCTGGCGTGATCGCCTCGCAGCTTCTGGCTCCGAGCACTGGGACCAAGCGACTGCATGACCATGAACGACACATCACCCACCAGCTTGGCAGACGGCGCAGCGCGCGAGAACTGGGCTCGATACCTCTACGGCAAGGACCGTGGCCATGTTGACTACCTGCCGCACGCTGCCCGCTGCGAAGACATGTACCTGGGTGGGGGGCGACAGATCACTCCAGAGCAGCGCGCTGCGTTGATCGCGGCACGTCGGCCGGGCTACGAGTTCAACCAGATCAAGCCCAGCGTAAACGCCGCCATCGGCTACCAGATCCACAACCGCATGGACATCGCGTTCAAGCCGCGTGGTGGAGACGCGGACCTGTTCAAGGCCACGGTCCTTTCCAAGGTGACCATGCAGGTTGCAGACCTCTGCGCGCTGCACTGGTTGGAGACCCAGGTGTTCAGCGACGGTCTGATCCAGCAACGCGGCTACTACGACGTGCGGATGTCCTTCGACGAGAACATCAAGGGCGAGATCACCGTCAGCGACCTGGACCCGCTGGACGTGATCCCAGACCCAGACGCCAAGAGCTACGACCCCGACAAGTGGGGCGACGTGATCATCACCCGCTGGCTGACACTGGACGAGATCGAGCAGATCTACGGCAAGACGGCCAGGAAGCGCGCGGAGGAAAGCAACGACGCGGGCCACGACTTCGGGGACCTCGAAGACGGCGTGGAGCGGAACAAGTTCGCCACCCGGAAAGACTGGGGCTACACCGATGCGTGCGCCACCAAGGAAGACGGCCTTGAGCGCTACCGTGTCATCGACCGGCAGCGTTTTGTCTACGAGCTGACGCCCTGCCTAGTGTGGCCGGGCACGGGGGATGTGCAGGTGGAAGACACCATGGCCGCAGACTCCGTGGCTGACGCGCTGGCTAACGGTGCGGTTCGGGCAAAGCGCATGCGCCGCCGGGTGAAGTGGACGGTCACCACGTTCACAGCCACGCTTCACGACCACTACAGCCCCTACGAGCACTTCACCGTGGTGCCGTACTTCGCGTACTTCCGGCGCGGCAAGACGTGCGGGATGGTCGATGACGCCATCGGACCGCAGGAGGTTCTGAACAAGGCGGTGTCGCAGGTGGTGCACATCGTCAATTCCAGTGCCAACAGCGGCTGGGTGGTGGAGGAGAACTCCGTTACCAACATGACGATGAAGGAACTGGAGACCCGAGGGGCTATGAACGGCCTGGTGATCGAATACAAGAAGGGCGCGAAGGCTCCTCAAAAGATCCAGCCCAATCAGGTGCCCACTGGCGTCACGCACCTCATCGACCGTGCGGACAAGGCCCTCAAAGATGTGACGGTGCCAGAGGCCATGCGCGGCCAGCAGGGCCCCGAGACCTCGGGCATTGCTATTCAGGCCAAGCAGTTTGCCAGCCAGCAGCAGCTGTCTGTGCCCCTGGACAACCTGGCTTATACCCGCCAGCTGCTGGCCAAGCGCATCCTGAAGCTGATCCAGCGCTACTACGACACGCACCGCATCTTCCGCATCACCGAGACGGACCCCATGACGGGCAAGCCGAAGGAAGAACTGCTGGAGATCAATAAGTTCGACCCGGCCACGGGCGACTACATCAACGATGTGACCATTGGGACCTACGACGTGGTGATCACCGAGCAGCCCATGCAGGTCACGTTCCAGAACTCGCAGTTCCAGCAAGCGCTGGAGATGCGCAAGGCTGGCGTGCGGATCAACGACGCGACGATGGTGCGGTACTCCAACCTGTCGGACAAGCAGGAGATCTTGGAGTCCCTGCCGGGAGACCAGCCGCCTGCAGACCCCACGGTCGAGGCACGGGTGCAGCTGCTCAATGCGCAGACTCGCCACACCGACGCCAAAGCTACAGACGTGAAGGTCAAGACCCAGTACAGCGGTGTGCAAACAGCTCAGGTGGTAGCGCAGATCCCCGCCACCGCCGCGCTCGCCGACGGCCTGCTGAAGTCGGCCGGGTATGTGGACCAGGACGCGGGGCCCATCGTGCCCCAGGCGCCCGGCGGGCTGCCCACCGTTGCCATGCCCCAGAGCACCGACCCCATGAACCCAGCCAGCCCGGCGCAAGGGGCCATGGACGGCATCGAGACGTCCGAGGCTGACGGTATGCAACCAGGGATTGGGCAATGAACATCTACATCGACACCGAGTTCAACGACTTTGGCGGGGAGTTGATCTCCCTGGCTATGGTCGATGAGAACGGCCGGGATTTCTACGCGGTTCTGAACTGCGAGAGACCCACGCCATGGGTGGCTGAAAACGTCATTTCGGTGCTGGGCCGCCCCTATGCCTCGCTACGGATGCTGCAGACCCGCATGGAAGCCTGGCTTGCCGTTTACCCGCGTGTGCACATCGTCGCCGACTGGCCAGAGGACATCGCCCACTTCTGCCGCGCGCTGATCACCGGACCCGGTATGCGCATGGATACGCCGCCGCTGACGCTGGAAGTCCGCCGCGACTTGAGCAGCGAGGCATCAGCCATCCCCCACAACGCGCTGGAAGACGCCCGGGCGATCTGGCGCGCAGCACAAAAGACCACCACTGAGAAAGGAAGACCATGACCACCTATTGCAAAGGGATTACACGGATGGGGCACGGTGAAAACGCCGTGTGCGGTGAGCGCTATTACAGCGAGACCTACCAGTGCGCGAGCTGCGCATTGATTGACAGCAAGGCAGCAAATCAAGAAGCCAAAGGCGCCAACACCGCAGACGACGGACTGGTGAAGGCCATCGCACGCGTGGCGCATGAAACCGTGGCCGCCCACAACACGGCATATGGCGACTACTCAACGCCACCTTGGGAGCGTCTGCCTGATAGCGAGCGCGCGCACGTCCTGGCTAAGGTGGCAGCGTTCCTGAACAAACCCGACCTGCACCCGACAGCACAACATGGCCCGGCTGTGGCCGTGCTGTCGGCCAGCCAGCGCGCTGCGGCCTACGTGTTCCACGGGGTTGTGCACGCCATTGCGCGCGAGCAGGCCCGCGACTGATCACCCAACCACAACCCTAGACCACAGGAGAAGCAACCATGAACATTCGTGAACTCAAGCGCCGTCTGCAACCCTACAGCGGCTACATGAAGCCCGCCGAAGAAGGCGGCGCCGATGGCGGCGGTACTGCAACTCAAGACGAGGCGCTGGACCTCGGCAATGATGATCTGCCCAACACCGGCCCGAGCGAGGCACCTGCGCCCGCTCCAGCACCGGCAGCAACGCCTGCGCCAGCCAGCGATGCCAACTCAGGCGAAGGCACAGGCAGCACTCAGAACGTGCCCTATGCGCGCTTCCGTGAAGTGAACGAAAACAAGCGCCTACTGGAAGAGCAACTGGCGGCCATGCAACAGGAGCTTCAGGCGATCAAGGCAGGGCAACAGCCAGCGGCGGCCCCATCCCCGGCCGCAGCTCCGGCTCCAGCCGCCTTCGATGTGGATGCTGCTGAGGAGCAGTACGCCCAGGCGCTGCTCGACGGGGACGCCAAGGCCGCCAGCGCGATCCGGCGTGAAATCAATCAGCACATCGAGACATCGGTGATGAAGCGCGTTGCAGAGTCATCGCAGCAGGAACAGGTGCTCGCCAAGTCTGAGGTCGTGGTGGCCAACGCGATGGAGACTTATCCATGGCTGGATCAAGAAGATGGCGCTGTTGCTCTGGAACTCATTGAAGCGTCAGTGCGAGCCAAGGTAGCCGATGGTGTCCCGCACCACATCGCCCTTGCGAACGCCATTGCCACCATCGCCCCGCGCTTCGCTCCGGACGGCACCCCCAGTAGGGCCTTGCCCAATGGTGGTGTGCCCGCTGACACTCGCATGGAGCGTGCTAACAAACGTGGCGCAGCGGATTCCCTGCTGCAGCCAGCGGCGGTGCAGGCGGGCATGGGTAACCGTGCCGTGGCGCCCAAGATTGATGGCTCCACGAAGCTCAGCGACGATCAAATCGAGGGGCTGCCGAAGGCCGACTTGGACAAAGCACTCGGCATCGGATAGCGCCTCAAGGCTGGCAAGGATTCACCCACCTTGCCAGCGTCATCCCAGGGTTGTCGCCTCTGATCGGCGTTAAACAGTCAGGCGCTCTTGGCCGCCACAACAGCCATGTTTTCCGCAAATGGGCGGCGTCATGTCCCGAGAAGTAACCCTACTTATTGGAGATAGACATGGCATTCACTGCATTCGGCGAATTGACGCCGATTCAAAAAGTCAACTGGTCCCGCGTCGTCTGGAAGGCCGCACGCGACCAGATGTTCCTCAAGAACTTCATGAGCGACACGGGCAACAGCGTCGTGCACCGCATCACTGAACTCACCGAAACCGAAAAGGGCACCCAGTGCCTGTTCCAGCTGGTTGCCGACCTGATCGGTGACGGCGTGCGCGGGGACGATGAGCGCGAGGGCAACGAAGAGGCGATGGACGCCCACAGCCAGATCATCCAGATCGACCAGATCAGCCACAGCGTTGGCAACAAGGGCCGATACGACGATCAAAAGAACATCATCAACTTCCGCCAACAGGGCAAGGACAAGCTCTCATTCTGGCTGGCCAACCGTGTCGATCAGCTTGCCTTCCTCACGATGTCGGGCATCAGCTACGCCTTCGAGAACAACGGCGCGTCTCGCGTTGGCTCTGTGTTCCCCACTCTGACGTTTGCTGACGACGTGACCGCGCCTTCGGCCAAGCGCTCGCTGATGTGGGATGGCACCAGCCTGGCGGTTTCGAACACCGGCAGCATCACCACGGGATACGTTCCGAAGTACAACATGATCGTGGACGCCATCGCCTACGCGAAGGAGCACCGCATCAAGCCCCTGATGTCTGGTGGCAAGCCGTACTACGTGATCTTCTTGGCGCCCGGCTCTCTGGCTGCCTTGAAGAAGGACGAGGCTTACCAGCGCGCTGTGGTGGCTGTGGCCACTAAGGCCGGCCAGGATTCGCCCTGGTTCACCGGTGCGACCGTGACGGTGGACGGTGCCGTGCTGCACGAGCACACGCTGGTCTACAACACCAAGGGCGCCGCATCGGGCTCGAAGTGGGGATCTGGTGGCACGGTCAACGGCACCCGCACGCTCCTGTGCGGCTCGCAGGCACTGGCTTTCGCTGACATCGGCGACGGCCACTGGGTCGAGAAGCTGTTCCAGTACGACAGCAAGATCGGTCTGAACATCGACCGGATGATCGGCTTCAAGAAGCCAGTCTTCCCATCGATCTATGACGGCAGCGACGAAGACTTCGGTCTGCTGACCATTGACCACTACCTGCAGTAAGCAGCGCCCCGGGGACGGGGCCTGCGGGCTCCGTCCTTTCATCCTCCCCTTGTTGTTGAAAGGAGCCCATCGTGGCTATCAAGAAAAACGCAGCGCGCCAAGAACTCATCGTGGCGCATCTCGACATCGGCTATGCCGATCCCACAACCTACGGCACCGCTGAGGAAGCGTTCGACCTGCCGGGCAATGCAATCCTGTTTGGTGGCGATGTCGTGGTCAAAACGGCCTGGAACAGCGCTACCACGGCGACGCTGAAACTCGGCGATGCGACCGATGACGACCGGTACACGGCATCTGCAATCGACCTGAAGACTGCTGGCCGCACGGCGCTGACCCTCACTGGCTACAAGCACACCGGAGCCGAGGCGCTCAAAGCGCTGATCGAGCAGACCGGTGCTGCTGCCACGGCCGGTGCCGCTCGCATCACCATCAGCTACTACGTCGAAGGTCGCGCAGCCTTTAGCCAGGGCTGATCTGTCTCTCAGTGGTGGGGCCCATGCGCCCCTTTGCCCGGCGGTGTCACACCCGCCGGGCACTTTTCAAGGACACCATCATGAAATTCCGCTCCCCATCTGACCAGCCCATCCACATCGCGCTGACCACAGGCCACACGGCCGTGGTCACGCCCGATGGCGTGGAGTTGGACCCAATGTTCCACAAGGAAGCCAGCGCTCGCGGCGCCGTGCAATTCGACGACAGCACCACCATTGTCATGACGCCGGACGTTCGCAAGGCTGCCATCACTGCTGCGCTCAAGGGCATGTTGGACGGCGCCGCCGAAGGCGACTTCACGGCCGAGGGCAAGCCCAACCTGCTGCGCCTGAAGGCCGCTGTGGGCTTTGCTGTCACGCGCGAAGAGGCCGATGCCGTCTTCGTCGAGCTGACCGCCAAGGCATAAGCCATGAAGGTAGCGGAGTTCATCGCCGCCTTCCGTGCCGACCTTCGGGACGGTGTTGAAGGGGAGTTGTGGAGTGATGCCGACATCGTCCGCTACCTCAATGACGCGGTACAGGAGGCGTGCGAGCGGTCCAAGCTGATCGAAGACCGTCAGACGCCAGCCGTGTGCACCATCACCCTGGTGCCGGACGTTTCCACGTACCAGCTACACCCCAGCGTCTTTGAGATCAAACGCGCCACGCTGCGTGGCCGCCCGCTCGACGAAACGAGCGTTGAAGAACTGGACGACGACTGCCCTGGCTGGGAGAACTGGAAAGGCTCTCCACGGTTGTTCATCTTTGAGCAGGCGAGCGGAGCGCGGCCAGCCAGCATCCGCTTGGTGCGTATACCCACCCAAGCTGACACGCTGTCCCTGACGGTCTACCGTGGCGCCCTCAATCCGCTCACCGCTGCCAACGGCACGGCAAAGCCAGAGCTGCCAGAGCGGTTTCATGAGCGTCTGAAAGACTGGGTGTATCGCTGCGCATACCTCAAGCAGGACGCAGACGCATTCGACAAGTCCAAGGCCATCGAGTTTGAGGCATCGTTTGAGCGCTCGTTTGGCGCGCGTCCCGATGCCAACGTTCAGCGCAAGCAGCGCGACCGCCGCCCGCCCATCGTCGCAATCAACTGGTGAAGTCGATGCCCCTGGTGGGGTTAGGCGCGGCGAGCCACAGACCCAAGAATTCCCCCAACACTGAGGGCATGACATGAAAACCTCCCACTCCACAGCAGCTCGTCGCCTTTTGGCACTCGCCCAGCCATCCGGCCCAGTGCAGCACTTCGCAGATGGCGGCCTCGTTGGCTTCGGCGCGCGAGGTCTCTCTGGCCTACGCGACCTCATCCCCAAGATGCAGGCCATGGGCTACCAGCAGGCCGCTCCTGCACCGGTCGCACCAGCTCCGGCAACTGACCCCCGCGCTGCCCAGCTGCAAGCCATGATCCCGCAGATGGAGGCCATGGGCTACAAACAGCAGCGCATGGCCGACGGTGGCCCCGTGCGCGGACCCGGCACGGGAACCAGCGATTCCATCAACGCCAAGCTCTCGGACGGCGAGTTCGTGGTGCCCGCCGACACCGTGCGCAAGGTTGGAGCCCGCCGCTTGCAGGACCTGGTGGACATGACGCACACCCCAGTCAAAGGTGGCGGAAAGCCCAACCATTTTGCGAACGGCGGGTTTGCGAAGTTCGACCTGAACGCTTGGACTCAGCAGCAGGACCAGCAGCGCACTTCCAATGCCCAGGCGGTGCAGGCGCAGGCGCAGGCAACGTCGGATCAGGCGCAAGCCGAATCGGACGCATTGGCACGCAAACAGGCGGCTGCTGCGCCAGCGCCGGTTGCGCCCGCCACTGCAGCGACTACCACGTCTCCCTCGCCCGCAGCTACGCCATCGATCAGCCAATCACTCGATCAACGCGTGGGCCAGATCCCCACGGGCGGCCAAACGGCCCCCAAGGCCGACGGCTCGCAGAACAGCTTTGCCAACACCGAGACCGGGCGCAACCTCTCCAATATCGCATCCGCATTGCCTGGTTCCCTGGGTGGCGCAATTCCTGCCGTGGCCAAGACCGGCGGGGCGATCAGCAGTGGCATCGACGCGGCAACCCGCCTGCTCAATGCTGGTGCTGGAGCGGCGGCGATCAGCGCCATTCCCAGCTCCGCTGCAGCGCAGAGCCCGACCTCCTCAGGCGCGGGCGCGGGGCGCGGGATGACGAATCCTCCCGCCGTAGACCCTTCGGCGCCATCACCTATGGCCCCAGCAGCTGCGGCTGCGGCCAGCGCGCCCAGCAGCACTGGGCCCGCCACAACGAGCGATGTCACGAGGGTGGGCAACTCCTACTCAGGCACGAACGTGGCAGGCGACATCACGGTCAACGGCCGCGCGCCAGGCGGTGGCTTCATGAACACCGGTGACACCTCGGCGCAAGTTACGGGCGCGACCGGGGGCATGGCCAACAGCCAGAGCACGGGCGCGCGAGATCGTTTGATGGCGGCCGGCACAGGCCAAGCACCGAGCGCCCAAGTCAGCCAGCAAAACATGGCGGCAGCGGACAATCTGGCCGGGCGACAAGAGCAGAGCGCCCGCGGCCGACTCATGGCGCTGGCCACGGGCTCGAATGAGGCGCCGTCTGTGCAGGCCCCGCTGGTGCGCCACAGTGGGAATGACTGGCAGAGCCGCAACGACCTGCGCAACGCCGAAGTGAGCGCCAAGTCCATCACACAGAGCGACCAGTGGGGCAAGGGGCGTGACCGCGCAGCAACGCAGGTGTTTCAAGGGATGTTGGCCGCCGATATCGCGGCGCGTAACGCCCAGCCCAGCTTTGACGCATCGGCGATGCGCGAGAACGCCGGGTTGCGGCGCGAGGGCATGCAGCAGGCCGGGGAGACTCAGCGCACCGGCATTCGTGCCGAGGGCGTGGATGCTGCCAACCAGATTGCGCGCGGCCGACTGTCCCTTGATCAGATCGCGGCTGGCTACACGAACCGGTCAGCAGAACGCCTCGACCGAGCCCAGGCGGAGCTGGAGAATGCCAAGACGCCAGAGGCTCAGAAGTCAGCGCGCGAACGCTTGATGGCGCTGTCGGGAAGGGCGCCGCAGAACGAGTGGGGTGTGCAGGTGACGCCCACCACCAAGAACCTGGACGGCAGCACGACCCAGGGCAGCGTCTACCGGTTCAACAAGGCGACGGGCGAGACGTCGAGGGTGGACGAGGGGCAGGGGAATGCTGGACAGGCTCCTGCGAAGGACAACATGGTTCGCGGCCAGGTCTACCAAACCAGGGGCGGCCCGATGCGCTGGAACGGATCGAGCTTTGAGCGCGTCGGCTGATCTGTTCGCTCAACGCTTGGCGGGCAGGCCGAACGCCTCTTCGTAGGTGATGGTCTTCGCACTGTTGCTCACTTCGACACCACCGTCCATTGTGGAGACGAGCAAGGCCAGAACGCCCACAGCCAGCGGCAGCAGCACCAGACCCGCGATCAGCCCGCTTTTGGATGTGCTGGTCCGCCGCTCCCGGTCGCTGGGCCATTTGAGGAACGAGATAACCCACGGCACCAGCAGGCCTACGATTGGCACCAGCATCAGCAGGGCCCAGGCGCCGTTGAAGCCAGCGCGCTGCAGGATGCGCCAGGTGGGCACGACGAGCAGCGCCATGAGGGGCGTGATCATGACCAAGACGATGAACCAGTGTGTGGGGCTGAATGTTCCCATAGTGAGCCTTCTCTAGTTAGATGCGGCACGGTGCCCTCACCCTTGTATGCCACGATAGGTTACCCAAATACGATTCATACTGCTAGAATCTGAGGCTGTTTACTGTGCATTTGTACAGGTTTTAATCAACTGGAGGAATTGCCATGGCTTACTCTGCATACGCAGTAGCCAACGCTTTCGTCCGCCGGGCGAAGGAAGGGCGGCTGCCGAATCTTTCACCGATGAAGTTGCAAAAGCTTATGTACTTTGCGCATGCATGGTATTGCAAGTATCGCAATGCGCCATTGTTGGATGACAGTTTTGCGCGCTGGACGCACGGACCAGTTATTCCTTCGATCTATCACGAGTTCAAGGCTTACGGTTACCGCCCTATTGACAACATGGCCACCACGTTGAGCATGGGCGTGAACGGATATGCCATGAACGTCCCTACGGTGCCGGATACAGATACGGATGTCTGGGCGCTCATAGATGCGGTAATTGGTAAGTTCGGCCACATTGATGCGGGGCGTTTGTCAGCGATGACTCATCTGCCAGGCTCTGCATGGTCTGCTGGCAAAGTCGCCGGGCAGGAGGCTGATGGCTCTCCAATCACATTTGGCGAGATCCTGTCAGATCAAACAATCTGATGGCGGCCTTTCCTAAAGAGGACCTCCCCCCGGCACGACCGAGCGGCCCAAGCAGCGACTCAGAGGCGAAAGCCGAGTGGCAAAAAATTGCAGCTCGGATTGCGTTAGTTGCAGAGCCTGCAGCTGACGTTTCTTTGGTAGAGGACACGCCTCCAGCCCCACTAAGGGATGCCAAGAAGGAGGACGACATTCAGCCACAAATCGTGGCTGACATGGTGTCAAACCGCTCGCTGCGTGAAACCTACGCAGACAAAGCGTATAGCTTGGCGTGTGCTTGCTTGTGGGGGTGGGGACTGATGCTGTTCGCGACCGGCATTGTGAACGGCGTCCGTGGGAACGAACTCTGGAGTGACAAAGTCCTCATTGCCGTCACGACCGGCGTGACGGTTAGCGTTCTCGCTGCATTCCTTGGGGTGATCCGCGGCCTTTTCCCAAACGGGCAATCGAAAGAATCACAGAAGGCGGGTAAATAGAGCCCGCCTTCTGTGGGCCCGTACGTTGGAGTTGGAGTCTGCGTGGCGCCATAGCTATCGCAATTAGGCTGGAGCTTTCAGCAGCAACGTGGCGAAGTGGGCCAATTGAGGCATCCCCACTGCAACTGTCATGAGGTTTCCTGCTGCGGACAACGCACTCAGGACTCTCGCGCCCAACTCGGTGTCTGTGAGAAACGAGCGATACGCAGGATCCACCCCTGCGTGCCCGAACGCTTGTTCAATGCCTTCAAAGATAGGTGCGGCACCGGTGAGTTGGTACTCATCAATTGCGGCGATGATTTTGCGAAGTGAACGGCAAATATAGAGCCTGATTTCGGGCGGCTGGGAACCAGCCAAAACTTCTTGGAGTAGGGCATCTAGATCGTCTCGCACCACCCTCAGTTCTTCGAGCGTCAGCACCTTTCTGGTCGATCCCTTTTGGAGCAAGACCGCCGCGGTGCGTACGTTGGCAATTGTGTCGTTCGAAATGTTATTGGCGAAACTTTCAATTGCGCCGTGAACGTTGTGAGTTTGGAAGGCGCTGCTAACTTGCTGTGCCCATGTTGGGGGTGGGTCTACCAGCTCCGGATGCTCTTCCGCCAGGAGGTCCAGGGCTTGCTGGGATAGCAGCATTGCCTTCCCGAGTTTCGCTGAGAGGGCAGGCCCCATCTCACTTCCAGGGAGACCAAACACTTTCCGCCAGACCTCTCTCGCCTCCGTCGTCCTTGGGTGTTGCTTCACGGAGATCAGAATCTCCAACAGCCGCCCAGCTGGGTTGTCGTACTGCATATCGCCCTCCATTTACGCTTTTGAGCCTGATGTTACATCTGCGGCTCAGGTGCTTTAGTTTTGGCCAGCCCCAGTAGGGTTCGACGCCAGCCCCTGAAGTCGGAAGACTGCAGGGATGGCCAAAGACACCATCTCCTACGAGGACGCCTTCGGGCTCTCATCCACCCCAGCTGCACCCAGCACTGGCAGCATCAGCTATGAGGAAGCCTTCGGCCTCCCTCCGACGCCACCCAAGCGCCGCACCCTCGCGTCAATCGCCAATGACACGGTAATCGAAGCCGCGAACGCAGCGGCCGGCGGTGTGTCCGCAGCGGCCAACTTTGTGCGCCCCGGCAATGCGGTCTCCGGCTGGATCGACAAGAACATCGTTCAAGCGGGTGAGGCTAGCCAGAGCGATGCTGTCAAGGCTGAGAAACAGCGATTGCAGCAGGACATCGCCAACGCCGACGGCGCGATGGGCGAGCTGGGCGCGGTGGGCCGCTACGTGGTCAGCAACCCGGGGCTGGCAGCTGCGCAGGCTGTCGGCTCCTTTGCAGGCCCAGGCGCGGCGGTGAAGGGCGGGCGCACTCTGGCATCTATCGCAGGCCTAAATGCTGCGCGTGGCGGCCTGGCGGCTGGCGCAGCAGCGGGCGCGGCCATGGCGGGCGGGGACGCTGCGGGCATGGCCTACGAGCTGGCCACGAAGGGGGGCGCCACGGATGAGCAGGCGGTGGCCGCAGGGCGGCAGGCCAGCGTCCTGCCCGCTGTCATCGGTGGTGTGGGCGGCGTGGTGGGTGCTGAGCGCCTTGTGGCCGGGGCTAAGGGCATTGCGGGTAACGCAGCCTCCCGCGCGCTGAAGACCGGGGCGGTGGAAGGTGCACAAGAGGCCATCGAGGAGGGCGTCACACAGTACGAAGGCCAGCGCGCCGCGATGCCGTATGACGCGACCATTGACCCGACCAAGGGCGTTACTGCTGCAGCCGGTATGGGGGCGGCCTTGGGCGCAGCAACCGGTGGTGGAGTGTCGCTGCTCACGGGTGGCCAACAGCAACAGGCTCCAGCAGCCGCGACCGTGAATGCGGATGATCCATCTGTGGGTGCGGCTGCAGGACCTGCACAGCCTGCAGCACCTGCCATCGATCCCAATGCAGGCCCACTGTCGAAAGCGGCATCGCTGGCCGGAGACCTGGGCCTCGCACCAACACCAGCTGCGCCCACGGCGCAAGAGCAGCGCACAACGTTGGAAGCAGCGATTGCCCGTTTGCCCGAAGCTCAGCAGCGTGAAGCCCGCCTGAACCTCGCCGATCTGGACAACCAGTCGTTGCCCGCTGGTGTTCGCGCAATGCGTGACGCGCGCCTGCAGGAGCTGGTCGGCGGTGCACCGGCGGCCCCCGTGGAGCTGACGCCCCAGGACATGGAGCGGGGGCGGGTGCTGCCGAACTTCGATGCACGTTCGGATAAGGCGCCGCCCGAGAGGCTGTCCCTTGCGCCCGAGCAGGACCAAGCGCCCTTCGATGGGTTGGACTTCCCTGCGCCCACCGCGCCCGAGGGGCAGGTGAACCCAGACGCAGCGCGTGTTGCAGAACTTGCCCTTGCCGCCGACCTGGCGCCTGGCGAACCGATGCAGTTGAACAGGGCGCACGCGCTGCGCCGCGCAGCTGCTGCAGAGGGCATCACCATGTCGGTGATCCCTCACCCATCGGGACGCGGCTACGACGTGGCGCCCACCGCGCGCCTGGATCCCGCCGCGCGTGCCGCCATGCCCCAGGATGAAGCCGCAGCCATGCTGCCGTTCGACCAGAGCCCATCTGGGCGCATGCTGGCCAACCAGGACGGCAGCGTGCGGGCCGAGACCCGGCCCGAGGCCGTGGCGCTCAGCAATGAGGCGACTGCGCAGCGCCAGGAGGTGGAAGGCGAACGCAAGCGTCGCACCGACCTGGGCATGAGCAACATCACCCCGGTGGTGCCGGTGACCGAAATAGGAAACTCTGCCTTGCCCCAGGTGACCTTCGACAACGCGCCCACCGGCCGCATGGTGGCGGGTGCCGACGGCGTGCGACAAGAGCGCCGGTCCGAGGTGGTCAACCGCGCCAACCAACCCGCGCGTGCACCTCAGACCGTGGCCAGCACCAGTGGCGCGCCGTTCGCCTCGCGCCAAGTGGCCCAGCAGGCCCTGCAGCAACAGCAGCTCGCGGGCACACACGAGGTGGTGCCAGCGGGGGGCGATGAGTCGCTGGGCTTCGTGCTGAAGGAGAAGGGCAGCGCGCCAGTCCCGCAGCAAATGCGTCAAAACGCCGCATTTGAAGACCCCGCACCACGCGCGCCCAACTGGCGCACCAACGCCATGCAGGCCAACAGCATCGCGCGCGGCCTGGGCATCGAGACCAAGGGCAAGCGCGTGGCTGAGGTGGTGGCGGAAATCGATGCAGCAGACTCCCGGAGAAATCAGCCGCCCGCGCTTGATGGGAAATCGCCGGAAGCTATAAATTCGGTAGCAGACTTGGACCGGGCGAATGGTCCCTATCCCCCTGGTGCTGCAACGCGCGTGGACGAGGGCCGCTGGCAGCCCGCCGTAAAGACTGGGCAAGGCGCTGGCCGGGCTATTCCTGGCGCTCCTGCGTTCCCCGACGCTGGCAGTGCAGCCGCATGGGCCAAGTATGAGCAGGCCAAGGACCGAGCCGGTGCGGACGTGCAGGCCCTGCAGCAGCTTCAGGATTCCATCCCCGGCAGCATGCGCGGCGAGGGGGTGGCCACCACCACGATGAGCACCAGCGAAAATGCTACTGAATTTGTAGCTGCTAGCGCTTATGAGGAAAGCGCTGGCGGTACATCGGGGGAGCGCCAAGGGGGTGGCCAGCAGCAGGATCGAGCACTGGCTTCTGGCCCACGGTCAGAAACAGAATCAAATCGCGTTTCAAACGCGATTAACAAAGCGCCTGCAGCTATCAAATCAGGAGTAAATCCCGGGGCCTCGCGCCCAGGTCCAGCACCACGGTCCACCACCAGGATGGAGGAGGCTGGTTCCACGCGATCGGACGGCGAAGGTCTTGGCGTGCTCTTCAGCAGCAGCGACCAGGTCGTCCCGGCGCGCGGGCTATCGCCTGAAGAGGCTCAGCAGGCGGTGCAGGAGGCCCTTGCCGGGCTGGCCAACCCGCCACCAATCGACATCGTGACCCGGAGCCAGGAGCTTGGGGTCGATGCGCCGGACGGCGTAATGGGTGCGGCGATACCAGGCGAGGGCCGCATCGTCATCGTTGCCTCCGCTCACGGGAGTGCTGACGCTGTCGCTGAGACGGTTTTCCATGAGATGTTTCACCTGGGTTTGCGCAATGTGTTGCCAGCGCCCGATTATGTGCAGGCCATGCTGGACTTGGCAAAGCGTGACGCCCGCGTGCAGGAGTTTGCGAACCGGTGGAAGCGGGAGGCCGCGGACGCACCCCAGCAGTTGCAGGCACTACGCGACCTGGGCCACGTCGGTAGTGAGTTGACCGCCCGCTATGAGGCGCTGGCCATCGAGGAAGGCCTGGCTGTCGTGGCTCAAGAGCTGCGTGCCCAGAAGCAAGCGGGCACCCGCCTTGGACTACGGGTCCGAGCCCTGGCCAGTTGGTTGGCCAGCGTGGCCGACCGCATGGGCATGGGACGCCTTGCCGAGCGCATCCGCAAGATGACCTACACCGAAGCCGAGCGCTTCGTCCTGAAGGCCATCGATCAATCCGGCACACCCGCGCCGGTGGCGGGAACGGGCGGCGACATCACGCGCTTTCGGACACAGGGGGAAAACTCTCTGGCTGGCCGGGTCGGGGAAACGCTGAAGGGCGTCACGGTCACCGATCTGAAGAAGCAGGCGGGTTTCAAGGCCACCGATTACCGTGGCCTCGGCCTGCAGCTGCTGGGCCGTCGCCAACTGGTGGACGTGTACGGCGACATGCTGCCCGAGATGCGTCGGTACAGCGATCTGATGGCACGCATGGACGCCGACAAGAACGAGGCAGGCTCTGGCGCTGATCAGCTGGCGCAGGACTGGGCCAAGCTACCCGACGAGCGCGCGCTGGCAGAGCTGATGCACGACTCCACCCTGGCGCAGATCGACCCCTCAAAGGACTTCGTAGAGGGTGACAACAAGACCGACTGGACCAAACTGCAGGCGCGCTACAACACCCTCACGCCCGGCGCAAAGGACGTGTACGCACGGGCACGGGACACCTACCGCCAGCACATGCGCGACGTGCGCAGCGCGATCAAGGAGCGCATCGAGCGTACCGAGATCAGTTCCGAGCGCAAGGCCGCCATGCTCAAGCGGATGGACGACGAGTTCTTCGGCCACATCAAGGGCGTGTACTTCCCGCTGGCGCGCTTCGGCCAGTACGTGGTGGTGGTCAAGGACTCCGAGGGCAAGGTGGCCAACGTGAGCCGGGCCGAGACCATGGCTGAGGCGGATGCCACGCGCGGGCAACTGCAGCGCGCATTCCCTTCCAGCAAGGGCTTCAGCGTGGGCAAAGTCCTCAAGGCCAAGGACTTCGTGGCCGAGCGCGACAGCGTGGGCCGTGGCTTCATGGAACAGCTGTATGGCGTGCTGGACAAGCAGGGCATGGACACCAAGCAGCGGGCCGAGCTGGAGGACGCCCTGGGCCAGCTCTACCTGTCCTCGCTGCCCGACCTGTCTTGGGCGAAGCACGGGATCCACCGCAAGGGCACGGCCGGTTTCAGCCAAGACGCCCGCCGGGCCTTCGCACAGAATGTCTTCCACGGCGCCAGCTACCTGGCCAAGCTGCGCTACGGCGACCGTCTGCAGGACGAGCTGGGCGAGATGCAGCGCCGGGTGGACGCAGGATCTACCGACAGCGGCTTCGACTCCGTGAAGGCGCAGCAGGTGGTGGACGAGATGGTCAAGCGCCACGACGCGGCCATGAATCCCAAGACAAATGCGGTGTCCACCGCGCTCACCAGCCTGGGCTTCATCTTCCACCTGGGCTTGTCGCCCGCATCAGCGATGGTCAACCTGACGCAGACCGCCCTGGTAGCCTATCCGGTGATGGGCGCGAAGTGGGGATTCAAGAAGGCCAGCGCCGCGCTGCTGAAGGCTTCGGGCGAAGCTGCCCGGGGAAAGAACGACATCACGGGTAGCCTGAGCGCGGAGGAAAAGGCCGCGTTCGACGAGGCTGTGCGTTCGGGCGTCATCGATGTGACCATGGCCCACGACCTGGCCGGTATCGCCCAGGGCGAGGATCAGAACGTGTCGTACAAGCTGCGGCCGGTGATGCGGGCTGCCAGCTGGATGTTCCACCACGCCGAAAAGTTCAACCGCCAGATCACCTTCGTGGCCGCCTACCGCGTGGCGCGCGAAGCCGGTGCTGGCGACAAGGCAGCCTACGAGCAGGCGGTGCAGGCCACCTATGACGGCCACTTCGACTACAGCTCCAACAACCGCCCCCGGGCGATGCAAGGGAACGTCGCGCGGGTGGTGCTGCTGTTCAAACAGTACGGCCAGAACATGGTCTACACCCTGGTGCGCAACGCCCAGCAGTCGCTGAAGGGAGCATCGCCGCAAGATCGGGCACAGGCGCGCAAGGCGCTGAGCGGCCTGCTGGTGATGCACGGGCTGGCGGCCGGGGCCCTGGGCCTGCCCATGGTGACGACACTGCTGGCCGCTGCCTCGATGCTGGGCGGCGACGACGACGAACCTTGGGATGCCCAAGTGGCGCTGCAGAACATGCTGGCCGACACCTTCGGACAGAAACCCGCTGAGGTGATGGCGCACGGGCTGTCCCGGCTGACCCCCTGGGACATCTCGGGCCGCGTGGGCTTGGACAAGTTGATCTTCCCAGACGTGCAGGAAGGCCTGGAAGGGCAGCGCTTGGGCGAATCGGCGATGGCTGCCGCTCTGGGGCCGGTGGCTGGTATCGGCATCAACGTGCTCAAAGGCCTGCAGGACATGGGTGACGGTCGCTACCTGCGTGGGCTGGAGGCCATGGCGCCCACCGTGCTGCGCGGGCCGTTGAAGTCCTTCCGCTACGGCACCGAGGGCGTGCGCGACAAGTCGGGCATCGTCGTGCAGGACGAGGTGGGCGCGGCCGAGCTACTGGGTCAAGCCTCTGGGTTCTCGCCGTCGAGCGTGCGAAATTCGTTCGAGGGCAAGAGCGCCATCGTTCAGCATGACCGCGCGCTGCAGGCGCGGCGCAGTGCCCTGGTGGAGCAGTTCGCCATGGCCGCCATGGCGGGAGACGAGGAAGGGAAGTCAGAGGCCCGCGAGGCCATCGCCAGGTTCAACGAGAAGAACCCGAACCGCCGCATCCAGGCCATGCAGCTGGCGCAGAGCGTGAATACGCGGCAGAAACGGATCCGAGAAGCGCAGGAGGGGGTGTACTTGCCGAGCAAGCGGCGGGATGCGCTGGAGGTAGGGCGGTTTACTCAAACGCTGTGAGTTCTATCGTCTTTTACAGGCGGCCTATCGGACATGTCGAAATCGAAGATGTTGGCGAAACATCGTTGCCACAGACTGATTGGTCGCACATCTTGCGAGCGACCAATGGCTGTGGAAAGCTCATTTTCACACTGGCGTACCAGTGCTCCAAGCGCGGCGGGTTCTTCGGCTTCGATTAGCAGAATTTGCGCCTCGAAGCGCTTTGCAATAGCCTCAGAAAAGTCTTCTTGGCAGTTCAAAACATCTGCATGTAGAGCCTTGAATCGTCGAGCGAGGTCGTTGTGTTTCCTCGCTTTGGCAGACGGCCCGTAGCAAAGTGAGCAAGTGCCGACGATTGCAACTATTGCCGCCGGGATGGAAACCTGATTTTGAGCACCAGTTTGAAGTATTTGCCCAAACGCAGCGGCACCAGCAAGCACACTGATTGTTTGAGCTAGCCGATCAGCGCCATCTAGAAATCGCTCGCGTTTCTGGTGGTACAGAGCCGACACCATCAGACGCCATATCACACTCCATCGGCGTGTCTCCTCATCCGCACCTTCCTGGGGAGGCCGTTCGCACGGCGGGGGCATGGTCATTGAGGGACTCGATTTACTTTTTGGGAGGTGGTGGTGGTGGACGTGTGAGGGTAATTCCCGTGTGTTTACTACCTCCTCCCCGGTTGTCTCCAACCACTGTCGTTGGTCTTTGAGAGGGCGGTGGTGGCGGTGGCGGTGGCGGTGGCGGTGGGCGTTTTTGGGTAGCCATTGGGAGTGTTTCAAGAAGTACACTATGAAGATAGCAGCAATATGAGCTGACGCCAAAGAAAATTGGCACTTCAGATGCAACGGGAGGGAGACGAATCTTTGGCTTACGCTCTCGCGCTCCGGCCACTCAGCGGTTCAGGGTATATGCCCTAATCACGTTCATCACCATCTGCCGGTGCATCTCCTGAGTGCTGCCCATGCGCGGCCCATGCGCCCACAGCTCGTCAGTGAACTGCTCCGTGTCGTTCGTCGTGCGCTGGTCCAGCGGCCTGCTGGTCCATTGGGTGTAAACGCTATCGTGCTGGTGGCGGAGCCGCTCCGCCTTCGTCTTTTTGGCCATCGCAATTTCCTTAGGCCCGAAATGAGCCATAGGAAGTCTGCCGTCACGACTACGTTCAGCCGAACATTTCGAAGCGCAGATGTAGCATTCGGCATGACCTCTGAAACCGTGACCTACAGATTCACCCGTGACCCAGCTACTGGGTTTTTCAGCCAGAACTCAGCCTCAACGGACGCACTGAGCGCTCTCACTCAGTGGGCGAGTGGGGAGACGGAAGGGCGGAACTTCGATGTCACACTGGATACGCCGGATGAGCTGATTGCGAAAGTCCGGTTTGCCAAGTCCGACCAAGTCGCAGCAGCACGCGATATGAATCGGCTCTGCCCTGCTTGCGGCGTTCATCGCGAACTCATCACAATCGACAGTTACAAATGATTCTTGCAGATGCTGATTTTCAACACACTTCTCCAAGTAGCGTGACGTATGGGAATTGATCAAATCAAGAGCATGTTCCTCGCTCCTGAAGAGGTGGCGGAATTGACTGGTGTCCGGATCGGGCGAAATGGAAAGACCCGGGAGCAGCTGCAGATTGCACAGTTGAAGGCAATGCGAATACCCCATTACGTCAATGCGATTGACAGACCTATTGTTGTGCGAGCCTTACTCGAAGGTGGCTCAGCCAGCCCGTCGAAGCCACCTTCTCCTGGCTGGGAACCGGGTCTCATGAAGGGAATGGGCTGAGAGCACCGCTGGCTGAAGCTCTTCGAGAGAGTTGCTGCACCGGTTGCACTGATCAAAAAAAAGCCCACCGCTGAGGATGGGCTTGAACTTGCAGAATGCAAGAGGGAGGGTTGCTGCCAGAGGATAGCAGCAACACAATTTTGAAACGGTGCAATCCTTAGCTTTGTCAGACAACGCCGCATTTGGGGAATCCAAAGGTTGCCAGGGGCAAGGGATTCGCTCGGACGGTTATTCCAGTTTCACGCCTCCCAACACCCTGCGGATGTCCTGACCGGCGTTGCCATCGGCGTCTTCGTACTGGTCGCCGATGATGGCGCACAGTTCCACGATGGCCATCGTGTAGGACAGCAGTTCCGGCGGCATCGGGGAGCCTTCGACCAAGACCCCGTGATCACGCGCTATCTCCAGTAGGCCAGACACATCCATTGGCAGGGGTTGTGCTGGTGGAAGCACCATATCCAAGGCCGCGCCTGGGTCTTCCTCACCCACCATTGACTCGGCCACTTCGCTTGGCTGTATTGGGCTTGTCATTGCGAGCTCCTTTCGCTTGACTCAGTATCGTGAGGCTGAGGTGAGCGCGGAGCGGTCAGACAAAACCGCAAAGGACCTGTAGCTATTTGGCTGAAGGGATCGGGCCACCTGTCTCATGACCTGTCGCCTGCTGCAGACGCAGCTCGAGTTCCAGGCGCAGACGTGCAGCTTCCAAGGTGGATATCCGTCGAGCTATTGACTGCGTATCGACGTTATCGCCAGCGGCGACTCGATCAATCTCTTGTAAGACATCGAGCACAGCCAGTTTCCAGCCTTCCGCCCCGTCTTTGGTCTGGATATTCGTCATCATGCAGCAATGGTGGAGCAATTACGTTTGCTGCTCTGTACGGTTACCCACATTGGGAGGAGGAAAAAGTCCGCACCCGAGGGGCTGTTTTTTAGGATGCCGCCAACTGATCAAAATCCGCCAGCGGCATTTCGGTGCCGTCATGCGCCACCAACACACCCGGCGTGGCATCCGACACCTCTATCGGGCTGCCATTGAATTTGCCTTGCTCTGGCTTCGCGCCATCCATTGGCACGCAGCCATAGAGGCGGCACAGGTGCAGATCATCGGCCTGGGCTCTGGTCAGAACCAGCTTTTGCGGAAGCGCGGCACCGTGTGCGCGCCAGTGTGCGCGGAATGCGTTCGTCGCGCGGCGGTGGATGTCGGCCATGCCTGGGCGGCAGGGTGGGAGGTCTACGATGTTCTGGGCTGCCATGCGGGGATTCTGTCGCAAAAAGCACTCGCAATCAGACTGCTAAATCGGGCGCCACCTGCTGCGGATGGGGACACGCATCACCGTCGAGCAGGCCAAACAAAAAAGACCCCGAGGCTGACGCCTGGAGGCCTTTGTTTGTCATTTGCGGAACGTCACGGCGAACAAACGCGGAACATGCTGCAAATAATATAGCTAGAAAGCTATGGTGCCCGGGGCCGGAATCGAACCGGCACGCCTTGCGGCGGGGGATTTTGAGTCCCCTGCGTCTACCAATTTCACCACCCGGGCTGGAATTCGTGAAGCCCCAAATTATGGCACAGTAGGGCGCATGAAATATCCGACGATTGAAGATGCAGTGGGTAACACCCCTCTGGTCGCTTTGCAGCGCATTGGGGCCAAGGACAACGCGGCGCGCGGCAATGTGGTGCTGGGCAAGCTGGAGGGCAACAACCCGGCCGGGTCAGTCAAGGACAGGCCCGCGCTGTCGATGATCCGCCGGGCCGAGGAGCGTGGCGACATCCGCCCCGGCGATACGCTGATCGAGGCCACGTCGGGCAACACCGGCATTGCGCTGGCGATGGCGGCGGCCATCAAGGGCTACCGCATGGTGCTGGTGATGCCCGAAGACTTGTCCATCGAACGCGCACAGACCATGAAGGCCTTTGGTGCCGAACTGGTGCTCACGCCCAAGAGCGGCGGCATGGAACACGCACGCGACCTGGCCGAGGCCATGCAAAAGCGCGGCGAGGGCAAGGTGCTCGACCAGTTCGGCAACCCCGACAACCCACGCATCCATTACGAAACCACCGGCCCCGAGATCTGGGAGCAGACGGGCGGGCGCATCACGCACTTTGTGAGCGCCATGGGGACCACGGGCACCATCACAGGGGTGTCGCGTTTCCTCAAAGAGAAGAACCCGGCCATCCAGATCATTGGCGCGCAGCCGGAAGAGGGTTCGCGCATCCCGGGCATCCGCAAGTGGCCGCAAGAGTACCTGCCCAAGATCTATGACCCGAGCACGGTGGACGAGCTGGTCTATGTGAACCAGGACAGCGCCGAAGAGATGTGCCGCCGCCTCGCGCGCGAAGAGGGCATCTTTGCAGGCATCTCGGCCGCAGGCGCGTGCTGGGTGGCGCAGCAGATTGCGGCGCGCGACAGCAATGCCACCATCGTGTTCATCGTGTGCGACCGGGGCGACCGGTATCTGTCTACCGGTGTGTTCCCTGCGTGA